GCGCACGCTGGACGACTGGATTCGCAAGGGCCGCGACGGTGTCGAGCCCTACGCCAGCTTCTACGCCGATTTCTCCGCAGCCAAGGCGCAGGGCGAGCAGTCCTACGTTGGCGTCATCGGCAAAGCCGCGGCGGGCGGCAACTGGAACGCGGCGGCGTGGATACTTGAGCGGCGGCATCCTAAGCGATGGGGGCCGAAGGTGCGCATGATCGTCGAGGAGGAGCAGCGCGACTTCCTTGAACGATTGCGTGCTAGGCTGACGCCCGAAGCATATGCAGCGGTCATCCGCGCGGCGACTGACGATTCTGGACCGGCTACTGACGCAGGAGAGGGCGAGCCTCACTGACGTTTCGGTAGAGCGTCCGCGCGCGCGTCTACCGCTTGTGGAGTACGTGCACAGCCTCTCGCCGCGTTGCGAGCCGCCGCAGCACCTTGCGCCGGTGGCCGCTCTGTTTGAGCGCGCGATGCGTGGGGAGACGGTGCGTGCGTGCGTGAGCGTCCCGGCGCAGTTCGGCAAGACCACGCTAATCCAGCACGGCATCGTGCAGATGCTCTCGCGTCATCCGACGTGGCCGATCGTCTACGCGTCGTATTCCGCGGACTTCGCGCACGACCGCTCGAAAGAGATTCGCGACCTCGCGCGCGAGGCTGGGCTGAGTCTGCGCGACGACACGAGCGCGGCTGGACGCTGGCGGCTTGTCGAGGGTGGTGGTCTGCTCGCGACGGGCATCGGCGGTCCGCTCACCGGCTATGCCGCGCAGGTCGTCGTGGTCGATGACCCGCACAAAAATCGCGAAGAGGCTGAGTCGCGGCGCGAGCGCGAAAAGATTAGCGACTGGCTGCGGTCGACGGCGCTCACGCGCATCGCGCCCACGGGCTCGTGCATCGTAGTCCACACACGCTGGCATCCCGACGACCTAATCGGCAGGCTGGAAGCCGATGGCTGGGAGGTCGTCAATCTGCCGGCGATCACCGCCGAGGACGAGTCGCTGTGGCCGTCGCAGCGCCCGCGTGAGTTCCTGCGCCAGCGCGAGCGCGAGGTCGGGCCGTACGAGTGGGCGGCGCTGTACATGGGCCAGCCTCGAGCGCGCGGCGGTGCCGTGTTCAGCGCGACGCCGACGACGTACGCGACGCCACCGAGCGAGCTCACGCGCGGCATCGGCCTCGACCTCGCGTACAGCGCGAAGACGAGCGCGGACTGGTCGGTGGCCGTCGTGATGGGCAAGGCGGGACAAGGGCAGGACGCGCGGTACTACGTCCTCGACGTGCTGCGCGCGCAGATGCGTGCATCGGATTTTGCGCAGCAGCTCGCGGCGCTGAGGATGCGATGGCCGCACACCGCGTCGCGCATCTACGCAGGCGGCGCTGACCGCGGCGCGCTCGACTTCCTCGCGCTGCCGCCACCTCGCGGAGTGGGATTGCAGGTCGACGTGAAGGCCGCGCTCGGCGACAAATACTCTCGCGCGACACCGCTTGCCGCAGCGTGGAACGCGGGCCGCGTGCTGGTGCGCGAGGGCGCTGCGTGGCTGCCTGACCTCTGCGACGAGGTCGCGAGATTCACAGGCCAGTCAGACGCGCACGACGACCAAGTCGACGCGATGGCTGCGGCCTTCGATCTGCTCGCGGAGATGCACGTCGGCAGCGGTATTGCGAGCACAGGTCGCCGCGTCTCGGCTGACCTGACCACGGATTACGCGCCGCGCACAGGGCGCAAGAACTACTGGGGTTAGCATGACGTCTCGCAAGCCACGCACGCAGTCAGCGGCCACCGTCGCCGCAGCTGCGCCCGTCGAGCCGATGGGCACGGTCACGCGCATCCCCGAGATGGGCCGCGTCATCCGGCCGCAGTCGCTGTCGGCCATCAGCGGGCGCGCGCTACAGCCGGTGTCGCCGGGGCGCATCAGCACGGCGCTGCGCGAGCTGGACTTCGGCAACTATGAGTACTGGGCGGACATGGCGACGCAGATGCGCCGTGACCCCGTCGTGCGTCGCGCGTACTCGACGCGCCGCTCGTCGGTGGCTGGCCGCGGCTTCGCCGTGCGCATGGCCGACGACGTCGCGCCCGAGATGCGCGGCGCGGCCGAAGAGCTGGTGCAGCTGACCAAGGAATGGCTGACCAGCCTCGAGGCGCGCGAGACGTTCTTGATGAGGGTGCTCGACGCCATCGGCATGGGCATCAGCTGTCACGAGCTTGTCTGGTCGCGTCGCGGCGGCGCGTGGATGCCGCAGCCGGTGCCGGTGCAAACGCGCAACTTGCGGTACGCGCAGGACTGGTCACTCGAGGTCCGCGACTTCGACTACCAGTGGTACAACACGATCAACTATCCGGCGAAGTTCCTCGTGCACGTGCCGTGGACAGACCCCGGCCGGCCGATGGATCAAGGGGATTTCCTCGCGGCGGTCTTTTACTGGCTTTTCAAAAGGAATGTTTGGACATTCTGGTTGATCGGCGCGGAGAGATTCGGCAACCCGCTCGTGCTCGCGCAGATGGCGGCGTCGTCGGATAGCGCGCAGCGGCAGCGCATCCTCGACGACCTCCAGCAGCTCACGGCCGACAGCGTCGGTGTCACGAGCGGCACGTCGGATATCAAGATCATCGACCCTGCAGGCGCAGGCTCGACGGGCGTCTGGAAAGAGCTTCGCGCGTCGCTGAACGAGGAGCTTTTCCTCGCGCTCGGCGTCAGTCCTGACCTCTACCTCAGCGGCGCGAATGGCTCGCGCTCGAGCACGGAGACGCGCGACGGCGTGCGGCTCGAAAACAGCAAGCTCGACTCGACGCTGATGTGGGGCTCGATCACGCGCGACGTCGTGCGCTGGCTTGCGTACTACAACCTTCGCCGCGCCGATATCCCGCTGCCGGTCATCGAGACGCTCTTCGATGATTCACTGCCGATCACGCGCGACGCGATCGACACCGGCAGCGTCAAGGTCAACGAGATTCGCGCCTCGCTGGGCCTGCCCGCGTGGAGCGTCGAGGACGGCGGCGAGAACATCGCGAAGATTCAGTTGGCGCCTGCGCCTCCGGGCTCTCCGCTGCCCTTTGAGGCCGCGCCGCCAGTCGAGACGGGCTCGCCATCGGTTGAGGCCGTGACGCCCGCTGAAACGCTCGGAGGTGCGTCCGCGGAGCGCCCTTTCTCGACGTCGCCGGGCTCGGCGCATGGGATGCCAGCACTGTCGACGAGGTCGGTGACTTCGCAGACGTCCTCGCTCTCAGCGACGAGGCCGATCAGGCGCGCGTACGCGCAGTCATCGGGCGACCCTACGTCGTCGCCGCAGAAACCACGCTAGAGGGCGTCGTCCGCTTCACGCCCGTACGCGAGGCCATCGCAGCCGCGGCGCTAGGTGGCGCGGACGCTGTGGCTGCGGCGGTGGCTGCGTTCAAGGGCGACCCCGACCTTGAAGCGCTGATTTACGAAGCCAGCGTCAAGAGCGACCTCGCGGGTCAGATGTTCGTGCGCCTCGTGGAGCTCGACCCGCAGGGCGCGCAGCGGCAGCTCGCCATCGACCTGCGGCCCGCATTCCTCAAGATGCCATTCGCAGAAGCGGTGGCCTTCTGGCGCGAGCGCGGAGGCGACCCGGCCATCCTCGAGGAAGTGCTGCGCGCGTATCGTCGCCGCGCTGCGCTGGCCACCGACGAGCAGCTCGACGTCATTTCGCGACGCGCTGTCGAGGAGCTACAGCGCACGCTCGAAGAGGGCAACACGCTGCGCGACTTCCGGCGCGCGATGGAAGACCAGACGATCACGCTCGGCATCGCGCCGCAGGATCCCAGCTACCTCGAGAACGTTTACCGCACCAACGTCGCGAGCGCATACGGCGCTGGCCGCTGGACGCAGATGAACGATCCTGACGTCCTCGAGGCTCGCCCGTATAGGCAGTGGCTGACGGCGCAAGACAGTCGCGTCCGCGCTGAGCACGCGCCCATGAATCGCAAAGTGTGGCGCGCTGACGACAGTAGCTTCGCCAACATCTCGCCGCCTGCTGGTTTTCAGTGCAGATGCGTTATCACGACGCTGTCGCAGGAAGAACTCGATGATGAAGGGCTGCAAGTCATCAGCAGCCCGCCGGCTGGATTTCGCATGACACCCGGTTTTGGCGCATCGTCGTTTGTGAGGTAATCATGGCATCGACCGCAACGGCCTTCGACGGCTCACGCAAACTCGCGCTGCGCGCCACGCTCGGCGCGTTCGCTGACGTCGCCGCTGCGCCAGCGATGAAGTCGCCGCTCCTCGGTGACGCGCAGTGCTCGTGGGTCGAGATGGCCTATGAGAGCGAGTGGAACGGGCACCCCGCAGGGCCGTTCCAATTCACGCGCGAGGTCTTCGGCGACATCAAACGCCTCTACGACGCAGGCGAGCAGCCGGTGCCCGTGCTCTGGGGCCATCCTCGCCACGACATGGGCGTGCCGATCGACGCCGCCGGCTGGATTCAAGCGCTTGAGGTGCGTGACGGTAAAGACGGCGCGGAGCTGTGGGGCTACGTCGAGTGGACCGCGGACGCAGCGAAGAGGATCGCCGCGGGCGCGCAGCGCTTCTGCTCAGTCGTCGTCGACTTCGCGCCGATTGACCGCGCCACTGGCGAGGTCGCTGGTCTTGCAGAGCTGTACGAGCTTGGCCTCACGCCAAGCCCATTTCTGCCGGGCATGACGCCCATCACTCTCTCCCGCGTCGGGACTCCGTCGCGGCGATCAACAAGGAGTCTCGCAATGGATCCCACGAAGGTACTGATGGCAATCGCGACGGCGCTCGGCCTCAAGAAAGACGCCACGCCGGAGAAGATGAAGAAGGCGTTTGACGCGCTTGTGGCGCTTGCGGGCGCGATGGCCGAAGAGGCGATGCCCGTTGCGGCGATTACCGAAGAGGTCGTCGACGCTGCGATGGACGAGAAGAAGCTCAAGGAGCTTTCGCGCATCGCGCGCAGCATCCGCGCGCTGTCTGGCATCGCGCTGCAGGACGACGTCGCGATGGTCGAAGAGGCTGTTGCGGAGGG